GAAGGCGAGTCGGCTATTCGCTTTAACGTCTTGTTCTGAGTGAGGGTCGTCGATAACGAATAAATCAGCACCACGCCCAGCCAGAGCACCACCCACGCCAGCAGCATAATACTGGCCACCAACACTAGTACTCCACTTTCCAGCAGCCTTTTGATCGTCTGCAACAATAGTTTCAGGATATAGCTCATGGTATTGCTCGTCGTCCAGTAAGTTTCTAACTCTGCGTCCGAAGTCTTCGGACAGGGAAGCTGTGTGCGTTCCCATGATGATCTTCTTATTAGGGAAGTTGCCAAGGAAATAAGCAGGGAACAGGTAGCTGGAGAACTCAGACTTACCCATACGCGGCGCGATATTGATAATCACCCGCTTCTTTTTGCCGTCGATCACGTCTTGAAAGATCTTGGACAGCTTCCTGTGGTGCGGCCCGACCTTGAATCCGGGGTAGACGTGCTTGGCAAAGTCGATCATGTTGGTACGCCCCGCCGTCATCTTGTACCGTTTCTCGCGCTCCTCAAGCATATCCATCAGCTCCACCTTCTCTTTTAGAGACATGGTTGGCAGGGCACGCTGTATTGCCTGAATTTCAGTCGGGCTGAGCGTCAGATTGCTGAGTTTCATTGATTGGTTCGTTTATTTCTATATCTTCAATGGGTTCCGCGTCGGTCACGCCCATGAACTTGGCCAGCTTGTCTTTGAGCTTCTTGTCGATCTCTTCGTCGGTCAGGTCAGTCTTCTTGATCTCCACCTTGTCAGTGAACAGCCCAACTTCCGTGACCTTGCCCAGCAAGCCCAGAGCTTTCAGGCGGATGTTGGCGTTGGGGGACTGGGTTTCCTCAAACAGCTTGGCCACCGTGTACCCACGGAGTTCTTTGGCCATCTGTACAAATTCCCAGTCATATGCCGTGAGCATGCCCGTGATGTGGCGTACAGCCGCTGGGGTTTTGAGCTGTAGAAGTTTTGTCTTTTGTTCTTCGGTGTCCGCGTCGGAGATCACCATCTTGAAAGCATCCCGCGCCAACTGGGCTTGGGTTTCGTTGTTTATCTTGTCGTCCGGCGTGGCACCCAGCTCTTCTAACCACTGGGCCGTAGCTATTTGCGCCGACAGTACATCCGCTGTATCTACAGCATCAATTGACATAAAGTCTTCCAGACCGGCGTCGTCTGGGGAAAATTGCACCAAATGCTCCAACATTTTTATAAGCTGTGTTTTTTCACAGGGTTGTTGCGCGTTGGATGGCAGTGTACACTTATTTCTGGCAGTTGTGCAACTTTGTTGCCCAGATGCTTCTCCTTCAGTTGTTGGTTCAACTGTTCAGCCCCCTCATTGAAAAATCAGGGGGTTTTTTTTACATGAGAATGTCCATCGTTTGACATAGGTTATTTTGAATTTTTATAAAATTTTGGAGTGTAGGGGATAAGTATTACAGGAATATTGAGAATGGCTGGGGAATAGTGTTCACGGCCAACGGGGTCGTCGCTGCCTATAAGGGGTGGTGGGGGTATGGTGGGGTCTAAGGTATTCACATTTATCGTGTCAAGGGGATACCACAACTCGTTTGTGCTATAATAGATTTATCGATTGGGGGAACTCAGTCGGTCTGTCGCCCCGCCAGTTGCGGGGTTTTTCTTTTGGAGAGCTATCTATGAAACTCGCAACAGCAATCAACGCAAACACCTATCGTGCAATCGTGCCTACTCTGAAACTCGCAGACACGCCGTCTGCCAGTTTGCTAGACACACTGCTGAGTAATGGTGTCGGTACACGCAAGGATGCAGTGCCTTATGTCGTGTTCTATGTGACGCAACTGCCCAATGTCACACGCAAGCCTTACGAGGGTCAGCGGGGTTGGACATTCGGGCGAGGTACTGCCGAGCAGAGACGCACCGACAGGATTCTCGACAACATCTTTGTGGATGTGGATGCCGACGCAAAGAAACCAAAGGCAAGCAAGAAGACTGACAAGGTTGCTCAACTCAAGAGTGCCTTCGATAAGCTGACCTCCGCAGAGAGACGCCGTTTCTTGCTGTCTCTCAACCATGCGTTGGTGCAAGCATAACTCGCAGACATCTTGTCTGCGAGTTTTTTCAAAGCGGTGTGGATGTCTCGTCCCACCGCTATTCTTTTTTCTGTCAAACAACTTATGGAGAGTCATCATGACCAAATCTCAACTGAAAGAAATCCGTCAAATCCTCGCGCATGAATACCGCATGGCTATCGTCTGCAAGCGCACATTCACACCAATCTGGTATCTCTTTGTCTGAAAGGAAGCCCCATGAAACCCGCAATCAAAGCCAAGCTACACGCACTCAAAGCCCAACTCAAAGCCGACGAAGAACTCAGGCGTAAAGACCCACGGCGTGCTGAAGTCCTACGCCAACAGCGTTGGAAAGAAGAATGGAAAGAGGTAAAAGCTCAGTGCGTACAGCTCAAACTCCTCTGACAACAGGCAAACTGGCAGACACACTGTCTGCCAGTACAGTAACTAATCCTTCTACTGTGTTTATATACAGTAGTGGGTATCATACCCACCACTCTGCGCTACTGGACACACTACTGGGTGCGAAGTTTTTCCAGCACTGGCGGGAGTTCTTGCGTTGTCCAGCCCACAATACCTATCTATATATAAGAGATAAAAAGATAAATATATATATATATGGGAACAAGTGGACACTTAAGCCAAAAAAAGAAAAAAGGTTTGAGTATTCTCAGAATCAGATAGGTATGTGGGTTTGGAGTAGTAGAATCCTCGATGTTTACTGGTAAAACACCGCACCCACTAGTGTGTCCGACAGTACAAAATGGTGGGTATGGTCGAGCAACAAGTGGGTATTGTCTACTGAAAAGAAAGGTCTTTCCTATGCAAAAGGATTACAAAACTTGTGCGAAGTGTGGCGTATCCAAGCCCCTCCCGCAATTCAACCGACGCTTATCTCGTGCACAAATGCAAGCACGAGGCATGAAGGCAGAAGTGTTACTGACCATCAGCTCAAAGAACTGCAAGGACTGTCAGCCCAAGCGTAAGCCCCCACGCAAGCAGACACCCAAGCAACTGCACAACATGGTGGTGAGTGGCGACATCAGTGAAATAAGGGCGCAGGAAATCCTAGCCGAACGCGAACGCATGGCGCTTTTAATGCAAAGCCGCGCACGCTACGAAGCGTGGGTTGCCCGCTGGAGAAAAGGTTTGATGGCACTGCTCGACCCGATGGGGTACGAGATAAAGAAAGTGAAAGCCCAGCTCAGGTACGCTGAGCAAATGGGGAATCAGGAGTATCAAGGGTTACTGGATAAGTATGTGAGGGTATTGGCAAAAGAGAGAAGCCGCATCATGCTCGACTTCGAGGCAGACCCGCACAAGTACAAAAGCATTAAAGGGAACTGGTGGGACTTGGTGTCAGAGTTTGGCGTTGAGTCCTTGCGTGACAGGTGGATGAGCATAGGAAAGGAGGAGAAAGCACGCATGAAAGTGCCCGAGCTGTTAGCTCGGCGTAAGTAACTGGCAGACAAGATGTCTGCGAGTTTGTATAAACAACTTTGGGAGAGAAGAATGAATGATGACTTGTTTGCGTTGCCGTTCCATGAGTACATGGCGCGGCGTACCAAGTTTGCGGTGGACAAGGCACAGCAAACAAAACTAATAGATATGGATTACGCCGCAATTGCGTTGCTTCAAGCGATGTGGGCGCGGGAGTATTGGTTTAAAAAGAATGAGGAGGTAACAGAATGAAAGAAAAACAAGAACACGATTGGCACATCGAGCTTGCTCACATAAGGGCGCAACTGAGCTATGTGGTGGACAACATCGACAGTATCAGCAAACGCTACGAAGTAGAACTGAAGCTTGAGAATGTGCTGTACCGCATACATGAGTTGTGCGAACTAACCAAGGGAGAAGTAAGTGAGTAGTGAGGTGTCAGTATTTATCAACAAACTTATTTGGGAGAACAGCATGAGTGACTTACAAATTTTGATTGAGGTGGTGGTTAGCCAGATGAAGCAAGACATTGCCAAGGGTGATGTGACTGCCATTGAGGAACTGCTGATGCGTGTGCCGATGGACATCCTCATGGGGTATCTGTCAGAGGAAGAGGGGAACGACTTCGATTTCACATGGGACTACCGCATCGTCAACGCCAAGTCAGAGAACGGCGGGGAGGATTGGTACTGTTTGAAAGAGGTGACATACAGCAAAGGTAAGCCCACAGGCTACGGCAACCCATGCGTAGGGTCAGAAACGCCTGAGTCCATGCGTGATGTATGGAACATGATGGAGAAGGCAATGCAACTGCCGCCGTTGCAAGAGGAAGACTTTGAAAAGGGGGAGGGGTACACATTCGAGGACTTATTCAACGAACAAACCAAGGGGGAACAGAATGAAGTTTAAAGATGTGCCCGATGCGGCATGGGATGCCGAGCCTACGCCGCTACCTACCAAGACAGTGGTGGCGTATGACTGGGACGCACTGCGCGAAGTCCTTGAGACTCAGGGCTTTGTTGTCATTGAGTCCGATGAGGTGCGAACACTGGCGAGTGGCGCAGAGGAATCCGTGCTAGTCAAGATGTTCAACAGCTACATGAGACAGACAGCAAAGATAAATATGTTCACTCGCAGACTCAGCAAGACACGCTGGGTATGCGTAACTCAAAGGGAGAAGTAAATGAAAATTGAAATTGATATTGATGAGTTAATTGAGGAAGCAGTCAAACACATGGAGGATGAAGATGATGTGCGTTGGTCTGTCGGCATGGCACTGCAAACGCTGTACTGGGAGAAGGTCGATGGCTGGGCTTCTGTACAGGAACGCCTTAACAAACGATACCTCGAACGCATCAAAGAAAACACCCTCTCGTAAAGAGGGAACACTCATCGGAGAAAAACTGGCAGACATGGTGTCTGCGAGTTGCGTCGTTGGTGCGCTTCACCAACAAATCAAAAACCTAAGGAAGCAATCATGAATCAAATCACTCAAACAGAAACACAAGCCGTAGAAAAAACCGAAGCCGAAACAGCACGCGAGGTAACTCCAACACCTCAACCCGCACCAAAGACCACGCTTATCCACACCCTGCTTCACGCAATCAATGAGCACATTGACCAACAAGTTGACGCAAAGGTCAGCGCCGTGCTTGAAGCTCATAGTGCCGTGCGATATATCGACGAGGCGTTCAAGGATTCAATCCAAGATATAGCAGAGAACTGTGTGCGTGAGCATGAGGACAGTGAGGAACACCTGAACAATGAATCGGTATTGGAGTTAATGGACGATAGGATTACCGAGCAGGTTCGCAGAGAAGTACGCGACTTCGACATCAGCGACCAAGTGCACGACGCAATCACTGACTATGACTTCGATGACAAGTTTGATGCGTACGATGTTGACGACAAGATAGAGATGTATCTGGACAGCAACGACTATCCCGACGCAGACCGCGTAGAGGAGATGATTATTGAAACTGTGGAGGAGATGCTTGACAAGAAACTGAAGGAGGCGTTGAACAAAGTGATAGACGAGTATGTTGAGAAAGCAATACACAAAGAAATGGAGGAATGGAATGTACGAGTCGTATGGGACAGAAATCGTGGAATTTGAAGACTTAGACCAACGCGCAAAGGACAACGCCATACACCTGTATGGCGAGCCGCCTGACGATTGGTGGGACTGTGTGTACGACCGCTTCAAAGAAGAGGGCTTCGCTAAAGGTTTCATCATTGATGAAATTCAATTTAGCGGGTTCTCTTCTCAGGGCGATGGTGCTTCGTGGACAGGGCGTGTGCATTTGATGCCGTTCATTGAGCACTTCGTCACACACGAACACCCAGAGTTTTCAAGGTACACAGTACTAATGGAAATACTGCGAAACAACTGGGTTGACGCAGTGATGGGCGTGTCACGCAGGTCGTTCTACTACAACCACTCAGGGACTATGAATTACGAGTCAATCAGATGCTATGCGTCTCTGGGTGAGGACAACGGCGATGTCATCGAGCACGGCATCTTGCAAGGTGCGTCAGTGCATGAGTTAGACCAAGCAATCGACACCGAACGCTTGGTATGCGAGCTTGAAGAGTTTGCGATTCGTATGGCGAGAGAGTACGCTGACGAAATCTACAAAGCTCTGAGAGAAGAGTATGAGGGATACACAAGTGAAGACTACTTCAAAGAACTCATATATATCAATGGCTGGAGATTCAACAACAAGGGAGAGCTAACAGATGGGATATAGGTCACAGGTAGCGTATGTCATACGCTTTGAAACAGCAGAACAACGAGACTCATTTGTCGAGTTGGTTAAACACCGCAACGATGTGCACTGGACAAACGCAATCAACAGTTGCGAGACGAGGTACATCGAACCACTCATCACATTCGAGGTAGACGATGTGAAATGGTACGAAAGCTTTGACGATGTGCGTGCACATCAAGCGATGCTGGACTGGGCAGTCGAGAACTACAAAGGCGCAGGCTATCGGCTTGTGCAAGTAGGTGAGGATGGCGCAGAAGACATCAGCGAGGGAGGCGATGATGCTGCTGACCTTTACGATTACATCTACACATCACACTCAGTTAACACCGAGTTCCCTTTACTTAAATCAACCACAGAGGAGTAAGCAACATGTTTGGAAACACAACAAGACACATGCCTTATTTACGCACATACGAAGAGGCAGAGAAGCAATTCAACAAGCGCGGTGCAGTGCGTAGTAAGAAGTGGGCAGAGAACGAACGCCCCATCTACAAGACATACCACCATTACAGAGTAACAAAACACGCTGAGTACTACGACTTGATTCTGTACCGCACAGTGATGGCAAGGTACTTCACACCGACTATGGTTGACGGCAAGCTACACGAACGCTGTCTGTATATGGGCGACCAATCCATAACAAGCAGAGACTTCATGCACCATGTGTTGGGCGTGAGTCAGGGCATGAGCGAGATACTTGCAGAGGACAAGAGGGTGATAGCACCTGTCTATTACAGAGCCTCGCTTCATCACGATGGCGAGCCGTTCAGTGCCGACTACCTGTATGTGGATGGCGTGTTGGATACCACTAGGTCAGTGCACACCAGACACTTCCGCAAAGTATCAAGCAAAGACGACAGGGCGAACAGAGCTGAGATGGTCAAGCGGTTCGAGCCGTACATCATGATGGCGCAGATGCGGATGCCTGAGTTTCATGCGAACACCGAGGTAGACAGACATGCAGGGCAACCATTCGGTAGTGGCAACGAACGCAAGTATCGTGATGCGATATGTGACATGGCTGAGGGTAGCACTGAGCAGACAGACATCAATCACTTCTTTGAGCTGTGCGAAGACGCGTACACCACTCTCGCATCCAAGCGGGCATACAACCAACGCGGATTCAGCATGGGGACTTACAGGAGTCCCAGCCCTGACCCCATCGACAAGCTAGAGAAACAGATAACCCCATCAGAGTTTCGTACCGCCATCATCGGGCGCATCAATAGGCTGACAGGTGCACACGAACGCACCGAGTTGGTAGAGATTCCACAATTCGTTGTGGAGAGTGAGTACCCCCGCACAAACATCGTGCTCAAAGGGTAATCCCTAGTCTGTCAGAGCTGTCAAAGCTTTGACAGCTTGTGTTATAGTGTTAAACATTAAACAGGAGAAGCGAATGAGTTTCGAGAAGATGACCCTCAACCAACGCATACAAGCGGTCAACATAGACTGCATGCGGCATCCAAAGTTTGCACTGCTCAGCGCAGTGATTTGCATGGGCAAGTCTGAGGTATCAGACAAGGTGCCTACTGCATCTACCAATGGGCGTGACAAGAAGTACGGCTCGGCTTTCATTGCCCCACTCAACCGCAAGCAACTGCGCTACCTCGCACTGCATGAGAACTTCCATGTGGCACTCAAGCACTGTGTGTTGTATCGTGCAGAGAACAAGCGCATGCCTAAGCTATGCAACATAGCGCAGGACTATGTGGTCAACGCACTCATCGAAGAGCTTGACCCCAACTTCGAGTTTGTCGAAAGACCAACGCAGACCCTACTGATTGACCGCAAGTACTTCGGTTGGTCTTTCCCTCAGGTACTCAATGACCTCATCAAGCAGGGGCGCAAGGAACCTGAGGGTGGTGATGGGGGTAACGATGAAGACCACGGATACGATGAACCCATCGACGCGCATGAGGATGGTGAGTTTGCTGACGACGACAAAGAGAAGTTGAGCAAACAGATTGACGATGCCAATCGTCAGGGCGAGATGCTTGCTCGCAAGTTAGCAGGTCAAGGCGCAGGTGGTCGTGACATTTTTGGTCATGCCAAGGAACGCGTCACTAACTGGATACCCTCCATGCAAGACTGGATAACCTCTGTGTCCCAAGGTGATGACAACTCACGCTTCTGTCCCCCCAACAAGCGACTGCTTGCGTCTGGCTACATCATGCCATCGCACTACACCGAGACAGTCGGTGAGTTGATACTCGCACCCGATACCTCAGGTTCTATGTATCCACACTATCGTCTGCTCTTTGGTGAAATCTCTCGCATCTGTCAGCTAGTCAAGCCCGAGACTGTTCGCATCTTGTGGTGGGATAACGCTGTGTGTGGCGACCAAGTATTCAAACCAAATGAGTATGAGCTAATTGCGTCTCTCTTGAAACCTCAAGGCGGTGGTGGCACGACTCCACAAGTCGTTGTTGACTACATCCGTGAGCACAAGATAGATGCCAAAGGAATCGTATGGCTGACCGATGGATACCTCGGTTGCGATACGCCTAGCACCCCGATGCCGTCACTGTGGGGTGTGGTGGACAACGACTCGTTCGTTCCCACTCACGGCAAGGTCTTGCATATCTCTCTTTAATCAATCACTCTAAGGAAACCAATCATGAATCAATATCTTTCTTCTTCTCAAGTCATCGACCTCATCTCTGCTGTGGGTCACAAGCGCACCATCATCGTTGAGGGTGAGAACGGCATCGGTAAGACTGCGCTGTTTCATCAGCTCAAGCGTCTGCCTAAGTTTGCCAATCACATTGCCGTTGACCCCATCGACTGCACTCAGTTGTCCGATGGT